CTAAAAACGAAATATGAGAATGCCTAAAAATATGGCTAGATAAGTTTTTTCTATTTTGGCCTGTTTTCCATATTTTTTTAATATCTGTATGAAGCAAGCTATTGTTGTAGGTTGATTCCATTTTTCAAAACAGAAAATATAATCATCGCTTGACAATGGCTGGAAACGTTCGCTAAGTCGTACTATTTGTCTTTGAATAGCTTCTATGACACTCTCTGATACTTTGATTGTCCGTATTGAATTTGTAGTCTTTGGTAGCGTCTTGATTTTGTTTACTGAATCAAAATTACCTGTGATCTCAATTTTGTTGTTTTCGAAGTCTATATTCTTCAGTTGTAAGGCAGTTAACTCACCATATCTCATACCAGTTAATGTCAGCACAAGAACCATATCAGCGTACTTTTGGTGATATTCTCGACGATTAAGGACATCGACAAGTGCTTTTATTTCTTGCATGGTGAGAAAGTTGTTACGCTTTTTTTCCAGTTCTTCTAAAGTCTTTGGTTTTTGAGGAATCGTAGTATAATCGACCTCGTTGTTTTCAATGTAAGAGTATTGAACAGCGTAATTAAAGATACCTCTGAGCCTATGCCGTACTTTTTTAGCTGTAATATATCCGTTGCTTTCAATAATTTTTTCAATAGCCTCTTGAAGAAAACGCCTGTCAAGATTAGCAAGTATGGTATCGGATGGTATGACTTCCTTCATCTTCTTATCAACTGATTTACAATTATGTTTTGTTGATTCCTTTACTGTTTGCGCCCATGATTTATAAAAAAGGTTATAGATTTCTTCAAATGTAATGCTTTCTACTTGTTTTGTGCTAAGTTTTTTATTTATCTTCTCTTGCAACAAGATAGCAGCTTGATTTCTTGCCTGGGGAGTTTTCTTCTCCATGGTTACTGAAACTTTTTTTAATTTCTCAGTATATGGATCTTTGTATCGCTCAAAAAATTTATATTTGCCGTTTGGTAATTCTTCCATCCACATTGATTTTAACCTCACTTTTTGATAAAATGGGTATAGTAAAAAGGGCTTTTTAATGCCTTTTACTATACTGGATATCCTCACACTCAAAGTTTGGCGATGGCGAGTGTGAGGATTTTTTGTTTTTATAGTTATTCTGATGAACTATCCTATCAATTCATAATATTCGTCAATTACCATCAATTCGTCTGTGACTGTTCTAAGCTCATGTTTTTGCATGAACTGGATATAGTTGAAAGATTGATGGTCGTCTGATAGTGCAAGTTCTTCTTCTAGCAACTTATGAATCATGTGCCTATTAGCCTCATTCTCGCACCTAGTGTGGTTATTTTTATATAGTGCAGTAGAATGTTCCAGATGTCCTAATTCGTGGTATATGACCCGTTTTTTTGCGTTTTCGGACAGTTCACGGTTTATAAAGATAATACTAATCTCTTTGATGTAAACTCCAGGTCTTTGCCAAAGTTCATTATCAAAGTAAGCGAGAGTGACACCGTGTGAGTCTACTAGCTCTTCAATAGTCATAGGCTATCATCCTTTTTGTGTTATTTTGTTGTTAAAATGGTTACGATGATTGCTAGTATCCCCAGTAAAGTACTAACTAACAGTCCGATAAACCAATACATGAACTCTTTTTTGCTTTTAGCTTGCTCTTCTAATCTCTTATTCTCTTGAGTTAGAAACATAGTCTCTACACGTTTCTCGAAATTATCAAATTTTAAATCAACTTGTTCAAATTTTAAGTCGATTTTTTCAAATCCGCTACGCATTTCTTGTCTGAGTTGATCAACTTTTAAATCAATTTTCTCGAATCCATGCTGAGTGTCAGAATTAATTTTATCAAGTTTTAAGTCGATTTCAGATTTGCTGTAAGTATCTTGTGACATAATATTTTCCTCCGATAACATTTCTGACTCCATTATATCATGATTTTGTATGGGTACAGTTTTCGATGAAGATTTAGAAGCGTAAAGTGAAGAAACTTTGGAAGGGGTAGGTTTGAAATTATCTTGTGTGTCCGGCATTGTTTACCCCCACTTTCCAAAATGATGATAACTATATGCTGTATCTACTTCCTGACCGTTTTCGTCCATCAAGACGAAGAAAAAGTAAAAATCGCTCGGCTTTTCTATCGTAAAATTAAAGCTAAAATTTCCAGTGGCCATACCAAAGCCGTCTTCAAGTAGCACAAATTCTTGTCTCGCAATATTTATTCTCGTAGCATGGACAGGGTAAGACGTGCCATTAGGGAAGTGGGCAGTTAGAGACAAGATATAATCTGTTTCAGGTCTTAGATTAAAGAAGTCTAGAAATGCAACCAAAGATGTCGAACCAGGAAACATATCGAAATTGGTTATTGTTCCTAGCAATTGAGCTGTTTCAGGATTGACAATACTGATTGCTGTCATCTTTTCTCTGAACGGATTCTTCTTCATTGGAATGTTCGTCATACTATCTACCTCTCAAATAAATCTCAATAATGTTCTGAATGGCATCGATGTCTTCTTCTGTAAGTGGCTTGCCATCGAAGGTCTTGGCATTCTCTGCCATCTTTCGGAGGTCGTCAGACGTGTATCCTGCGATTGTATCATCACCAGCAATAGCAGGATTATCTGTGCGACCAAGTAAGTAGTCTGTAGATACATTGAAGTAGTCAGCGATTTTGGATATATGTTCAGCAGATGGAGTCTTTTTATTTTTAAGACTGTAAATGTAATTTTTCCCCAAACCAACCCTATCTTCTAAAGTGTTTAGAGAAATTCCCTGTTTTTTAGCTAAACTTTTAATTTTTTCGAATGTCTCAAACATTGATACATCAACCTTTCTGAAGCATTACAAAAAAATATTTTATTTTTTCGCCTAAAACACTTGACAAAAATTAGACGAACAACTAAAATAGTATTTGTAAGTAATTAACAACTAAAAAAACAACTAAGAAATAAATTATAAAAATGTTTTTGCGAACGGTATTTATAGATTTATTAGTGTTTTTATTATGCTTTCATTTTACACGAACATCTAAAAAAAGTCAAGCGAAAAGATAAAAAATAGTTACATTTTTAGTTGTTTCTTATTTACAAAATAAGTAAAAAGGAGGAACGTGTCGATGGTAAGTATTCTTAAAAATTTAGAACAAGAAAAAGACCACCTTGAAAAAATCATTAAGGTAGTCAGCGCTGGTGGTAAATTTCTGAGATTGCCATATCAAAAAAAGTCACGCTCGATTAGTGAGAATCTGAAATTGATTTCTCAAAATCTTGATAAATTGAGCGAGCAAGTTCAACAAACCACGAATCAGCATTCATGATTTCAAGATGACGAAAGAAACCTGTTTTGGTTTCCAGTTCAGAATCGTGTGCATAACGTAATATTTCTCTAGCAAAGATGGTTTCAAAATCAAAATCTTTACCATCGTCGTAGATGTCGCGTTTGCTTGCTTTGAGTAAATATTCTTTAAAAGTCATAAGGTTAACTCCTTTCTGCTTATATTATAGCAGAAAAAGAAGAAAGAAAAAGAAAGGAGAAAATATGCCAGATATCGCAAACGGTCGCGAAAGAGTTATTGCTTTCTTGAAAGAGAAAGGCATTAAAAAAGCAACTCTAGCGGTTGCTTACGGCTTTAAACGACAGGAAGTGACAAACATTCTAAGTGGAACGACTAAAGGTCCACGAGCGAACAGTTTCATTCTTCAGGTTATTGAAGATTATGGGATTGAGTAGGAAAGATTTGAGGAGTAGGAAAATGAGACCAAGACGATATCCGTATAGTGGGAAAAAAGAGTCCACCTTTGTGAAGGCAGACCCTGAATTGGTAGAAAAGATTCTAAGAAACATCAGTTTTCTTGAGCATTTACAAGTTGTGTTAGCAACGAAACTGTAGTTTCTGTGCTGAGTTTATGAGCGACAAGAACGCTATAGAAAATAGCTTCTCTAATCTCTATGTCGATTGGATATTTTTCAAATACTTCATCCAACATATCTTTGATAACCGGAATAGCATCGTTGATAATGTCTTGAGAAACTTGTAAAACATCTTCTTTAGTTAATTTAGACATATAGTTTTCCTCCTTTCTGATGGAATTTTGACTAAAACGGTGAGAGGTCCTAGTCAAAATTATTATAGCAATTTAGGAGGAAATTACATCAGTCTTGAGGCTGATATAGGAGGTTGAATGGAAGATAAAATCATTGAACTTGCTGATTACTTCATCAGCGAATCTACAACGTACAGAGAAGCAAAAATAGCGTGTGAGAAGCTATTGAAACAAGTCAGCCATGAGATAGAACTCAGGGCGATGGAAAGTAGGACAGTCTAGAAGACAACAAAAAGCACCTGACGGCAATCAGGCGCATGACAAAATTATTCAAGAAAATTATAACACGAAAGGAGCAAAAATGGAAGCAGTTGAAATTGTAAGAATTAAAGATGTGATTATTGAAAAAGTCTCTGCTAATGATGAAGAGTTAAAACGTATCTTTGGATGTTCAAAACGACAAGCAGGAGAGCGAAGAAGAGAAATGCAAAAACTCCCTAGTCAGCAAAAACATCTTTTGGATAGTGGACAACTTGTAACGATTAAAGGTTTCTATGAATACTTGCAATATCGTGGAACTAAAGCTTGGAAAAAAGAAATGGAAACAAGCAAGAAAATGAGGTCAGCAGGATGAACCTACTATCAAGAATCAAAAACTATTTTTCGGAAGAGGTCAAAGAAACTAATCTCGACTGGAAAGAGGTCGCTTTAGACCTCAATCAATCACTAATTGAAACACAGGAAAAACTTCAAGAAGCGAATCAAGAAATCGCAGACTTGAAGAAAATCGTAGCAATCTACAAAGAAAAGGAGAAAGAAAAATGATGGAATACATTTACCTGGTAATAATCGTAGGAATTGGACTATGGTCGCTAGTAAATAAACTAGATGACCACGCTGAAATGAAACAAAAAGAGCGCCAGCTGATGGCAAACAATGTCGCACGGATGAATCTGAGAAATTCAGATAAGCAATTTACTTATGATGTAGAACCGCCTGAAGGGTTGAAATAAGGAGGAGAAACATGACTCAAGCGGAACAAATTAGGGAATATTATAGAGAGCACCCTGCTGCCTCATGTGATGAAGTGGCTGAGGTTGTCGGTACAACAAAAAGCAACGTAAGTGCAAACCTGGCCAAAGACATCAAGGCAGGCAGATGCGTTCGCTTGGAAGATAAGTCATACGACTACTCGCCTTACTATAACCATACACAGGCACTCACTGAGTTGGTTGATTGGAAGAATGATACTAGACGTGAGTGGGTGGATATGCTGACAAGAGCAGCAGAAAAAGAAACGGTTAGCAATGTTATGCGTTTGTTAATCAAAGAAGCAAATAAATTGATGAAAGAGGTGACGAAGTAGATGGTTCGAAATAAATTGACAGATTTAACCAATACTCTTTTCGCCCAGTTGGAAACATTGGACGATAGGGATCTTACTGCAGATGAATTAAAGACGGAACTCCAACGTTCAAAACAGATGGTCGCAATCTCAGGTCAAATCTTACAAGCAGGTCAATTGGCGCTAGATGCTGAAAAATTCAAAGACAAGGTAGGTGAAGTCAATGCCCCGATCGCTTTGCTGGAAGGATGAGTATACAGAGTACATGCATGAGATATGCCCTGGCCGATTAACTCCTGAAGTAACCAGGTTACTAAATGAGAAATTTGGTACGACCTATACCAAGACTCAAATAGGAGAAGTACGCAGACGTTTAGGGTTACCTGTTGGAAAAGTCTATCAAGGTAAATTGTTGACAAAAGAACAACATGATTACCTTGTGTCAATCCAAAAAAATAAGATTTCTCGCGATGTCGCAAATGAAATGAACCTAAAATTTGGATTATCACTGACTGAGAAACAGATTAAGAGTTATCGAAGAAATAATAATCTACATAGTGGTTTGACAGGAAGATTCGAGAAAGGTCAGACTCCTCACAATAAGGGGAAGAAGTACCCCAATATGCCAAAAAACAGCGGGCAGTTCAAAAAAGGTAATCGACCTCTGAATTATGTACCTGTCGGTACTATCAACTACACAACAGACGGTTATCCAAAAGAAAAGATTGGAGAACCTAATCAATGGGTTTTGAAACACCGCAAGGTTTGGGAGGAACATCACGGGCCAATACCAAAAGGGCATTCGATTGTCTTCTTGGACGGTGATAAAACAAACTATGATATTTCAAACCTGGCATGTTTATCTAAAAACGAAATTGCTAGAATGAATCAAAATCATTTATTTACGTCCAACGCTGATTTAACCAAATCAGGTATTGGACTAACAAAACTCACAAACAAAATCAGAGAGGTAGAAAAAAATGGCTAGTTTATACGAACTGACAGGTCAGTTTCTGACAGTTTATCAAATGGATATTGATGACGAAACAAAAACGGACACACTTGAGGCTATCGATTGGCAAGAACAATTCGAACAGAAAGCAGAAGGATATGCCCATGTTATCAAGAATCTAGAAGCCGACGTGGCCATGTACAAGGCTGAGGAAGAGAGCTTCAAAGCCAAGAAACAGGTGGCACAGAAAAAGCTGGATTATGTAAAGGATAACATTATGGCAGCTATGAATGTCACGGGGCAAACCGAAGTTAAGAGTGGTGCCCTGATTATAAAAATTGCTAAGAATCCAGAATCAGTCAAGGTCAACGAAGACGACCTTCCGAAAAAATATTTTACAAAAAAAGTGACGCTTGCGCCGGACAAAAAAACACTCAAAGAGTTGCTTAAATCTGGCAAGAAAGTCAAAGGTGCGGAACTTGTCCGGACAGAAAAGTTGGTGATTAAGTAATGGAATTGATGAATAAAACACGAGTAACAGATTCACTAGCAGTTGTGATTGGACCAGAATCGATTGAAGTACTTGTTACTGAAGGTTTTCTATTTGATGTTGCGATTCGTTTTGTAAAAGTAGACGAAACAAATCTTGATCAAGGAAATGAAAAGCCAGTATTCACTCCGGAATACAAGCTGGTCACAGTTGCTAAATACAAGGAAAAACCTATCTTTGAATCGGAGGAAGATATTCGAAAATTTGAGAAGCAAGCAAAAGAAGTTAAATCGCTATTTGCCTTTGCAAAGGTAAATAAACAAAATTGGTTTAACACTGCCCTTTATCCAGGAGTGCTGACTGAGAAAGTTGGTGTTTGATGAAAATTTTAGCTATTGATCCAAGCAGTAATAAAATTGAAACCAGCACAACAGGAGTTGTCTTGTTGGATAATGCAAGATTAGTTGATAGCTGGGTTGTCTCTTATGGTATGAGAGGTTTCGCTGATTGGTTTCACGAAATCGGAACAAATCTTGAATTCGATGTAGTTATTGTTGAAGAATTTAAGGCGAGGGATAACGACAAGTCGAAAGATAATAGCGTGGCAGAAACCATCGCCTATATCCAACTTTGCTATCCAGGTGCCATTCTTCAATTCAATGCAGGTTACAAGTCGGATATTCCAAACGATCTTTTGAAAATCTTAGACCTTTGGAAATTTGAAAAAAGTCATCATCAAGATATTCGAGCAGCAGCAAGACTTGGATTATTTTGGGCAATGAGAAATGATATTGAAGAAGTGGTTCATGATATCGGAAAGGTGGTGAGTGAGTATCACAATAACGCTAAGAAAGTGGCAAGCTGAAGCGATTAAAAGAAGTGAACATTTATCTAATGGAATCTTTTTAGAGGCTCTTGGGGGCAGAGGCAAAACTATCTGTGCACTTGCTATTGCAAAACATAAAAAAGCTAAAAAAATCATCATCACAAACAATCGACTAGCTATTCTGAATGGTTGGATAGATGCAGTCAAGTTTATGAATTTTGATAAAGGTGTTGAGATTATCATTCAGACAGATAGATATCTTCAAAATCAAGTCAAAAAGGGGCATAAATTAGATTGTGATGTGCTGATAGTAGACGAATGGCAGAATATGTCTTCTGACAAACAAGTGGCCTTATATCGCAAAATAAAGCGAAAATACACGATAGGTCTTTCAGCGACACCAATTCGGAAAAAAGGACAAAATTTCTATCCACTTGAAAAAACGGTATTTGGTTGGGCAACCCCAAATAATAAATTTGACTGGCAAAAGACTCATGGAAAAATGGTCTATGATCCATTTAGCTATTCAAAAGAGAAGTGGGAAGATTTTCAAAATTATGAAAGTTATATCTCGAGCTTGCCTAATTTCTTCCGCTGGGAAGAGATTGAAGGAATTGAGAATGCAGTTGAGAATAACGGTTTTGAGATTAAGTTTTACCAAAAGAGAGTCGCCTCTGGCAATCCAGAAAAACTTGCAGAATTTAGAAAACTAAATCTTGTAACAGTGGACGGCAAAACTGCAATGGCCAAGCAATCGTTTGGAAGAAAGACCTTTGAACGCTACCTTAATCAAACAGGCGTAGCAGTCGATTTTCCAAAATTAAAGCCAGTAAATGCGGATACGCCATTGATGTTACAACTTGACGGTTTAATCGAACGAGCACCACACGATATGTTGATTGTCAGTAAATCTAAGCAGATTGTCAACGTCATTAGCGAGCGCCATCCTGAAATTGGAATCTGGACGGGCGATATTCAAGAAGGACTTTATAAGAAATTCGTGGTTGCTACTAGTCAAGTGTTAGGTGTCGGAGTAGACGGCTTGCAACACAAATACCAAACTATTGTCGTATTGGATCCAGTAGAAGAAGGTTCTGGAGAATATGATGATTATCGACAATTGCTCTGGCGTATAACAGGAAGTCGTCAGCAGCATGATGTAAATGTAATTGAATTTTATTATAAAGAAAGTTAAAAAAAAGAGGAAAACAAAATGAATAAAACAACTGAAATGATCGTATTTCGTAGCCGTAAAACTGGAGAATTTCTTAATTCTTACAAGGACAGAAGTTCTTTAGCATTTGCAGCTGACTTTTGCAGCTTGGAATATTGTTTGAAGCTTCCTCGTAAAAAATACGAAGACAACAAAAAGACTTACAAGGCTCTTGCTGCAGCTTTTGACTGTGAAATTATCGCAGTTGAAGCGGAATACAAATTGACCTATCCGAATGGATCAGAAGTTGAACCTATCAAGCGTGACCGTTCATCAATTGAGGACATGATTAAGGATATTATTGGAGGGGTTCTCTAATGGCATTTACACTTCCAGCAAATAAACCACAAGTTCCTAAAGATACCCCACGAAATTTTTTCATCTACGGTGAAACCATGAGCGGAAAGTCTTATCTTGCAAATGAATTCCCAAATCCAATCGTTTTGAACACAGACGGGAATGCAGAAGCTAACACTGTTCCAAGCATTCAGCTGATCAATGAAAAAGATGACAAGGGACGAATTACCAATTCAGTAATTAAGCAGCTTGGAGATATCTTGCTTGCTCTCCAGACACAGAAGCACTCTTATGAAACAGTCGTTATTGATGTAATTGACGATGTTATTGAAATGATTAAGATTGCAGTTTGTGATGAATTAACCCCAGTTGGTAAACCTCGCTTGAAATCCTTGTCGGAAATTCCATACGGCAAAGGATACGACTTCTTTAACCAAGCTATCACAGAATTAGTCATTGACCTCAAAGCATTGCCAATGAATGTTATTTACATCAGCCGTCAGGTATCTGAATATGATGACAATGGCAATGCCACCAAAGACAAGCCAAGCTTGAAAGATAAGTATGTCAATCTTATCAATGGAAACTCTGATTTGATGATCCACACTGAAAAACTCGGCAACAACTACAACCGTGAGGTTGACCGCAAGCGTAAGACCTATTATGCGGACCAGGTTGATGACAAGGCCATCTTGAAAATCTTGGCAACTATCCGTGGGGCTGTTGAGCCTGCAAAGGGCAAGCTAGCCCCTAAAAAAGAAGCAGCTAAGACAACTAAACCAGCTAAGACCGAAAAAACAAAAGAGGCACCTAAGAAAGAAGTTGACTCTGATGATGAACTATTTTAAGAAATAAAGGAGAATACACATGAGCTTACTAGATATCGCAAAATCAATCAAAAAAGAGGGCTTTGACCCACGCAAAGACAGCGCCAACGGTCCTGCACCAATCCCAGCTGGTACTTATCCAGTAGTCCTGAAGAAAGCAACCTTCAACGTATCGGACAAAGGCTGGGAAAGTCTTGGTTATCAATTTGAAATCCGTGGCGGTGATTACAGTGGACGCTCTGAATTTGCAACATTTGGCACACTGACTGAATGGAACGGTAAGAACCTTGACTGGGCAGTTGAACGCACTATGAAATTCTTTATCAAAGCCTTGGTTCTTGCTGGCGACAGTATGCAAGGAAATGAAGAAGACGGTAAAGCCTTGGAAGAGGCTCTAAAACGTAAGGCAGTTGGCTCTTACTACAACCTTGTTATCTCTGTGACTAAGGGGAAAGATGGCCGTGAGTTCCGAAACTATGACCTTGAAGAAGAAGAAGCACAACCGCTGACTGAAGCTGATATTGATGACGATGACCTCCCTTTTTAAGAAATAACAAGTTCTGGGTCATTGATGAAACTGATGAGGAATTTGGTCCTTTCACGACAGTAGAAGAGGCTTATACAGCTATGCTAACATACTTGGATATGACTGAAGCCGAATATCAGTCAAACTATACGGCCCAGGAACTTGTTTATATTTACAAAGAGGAGAAAAAACCATGCCGTCGATGAAAGAATACGCATTACAGTACCAAAAGTTAGGGTTCTCAGTCATTCCAATCAATCCTAAAAACAAGATGCCTTTGATTGATTTTGCTGATAAGCCAGCCATGACTCCATCTGAGATTGAAAACTTTTGGGACGGCTACCCTAATGCAAACATTGCCCTAAAGACTACCAACTTCTTTGTCATTGATATTGACAAACACGGCAAATCGAACGGTTTTGAATCGCTAAAAAAATGGAAACATCTAAATTTAATCGAACCGACACTGCAAGCTAAGACGGCTAGTGGCGGTAAACATCTATTCTACTTCAAACGAGAAGATGAGCCGATCACTCAGATGATTGGATTCTTGCCTGGTGTTGATATTAAGGCTCACGAAAATAATTATGTGTTAGTCGCACCCTCTGCCACAGATAAAGGGCAGTATGAGTGGGATCTGGAAAAGTCTAAGGAAGGTGGCACGATGGTCACTCCTTCAAAAGATTTAATCCAGTCTATAAAAAAACAGTATGGCGAAACTCACGGTTATAAGTATGATGGTAAGGACGGTCTTAGGGATTTAGTTAGACGTTCACATACTAGAGACCGAACACAGACTACAGATCTCTTTGAAACCATCGCCCTTGGTTTTGGTGATGAAGGTGGACGAAATGACAAACTAGCAAAATTCGTAGGTGGTCTCTTATATCGTGCGGTCGACGATGGTGTAGTTGTTCAACTTGCAAGATTAGCAAATGCAAATAGTCCAAACCCTTTGCCTGAAAAGGAAATGATGCGTACTATTGAAAGTATGATTAAAAAAGATAGGAGGTGATTGTGATTGGTAATGTAGTAAGTATTGACTCACAACCTAAGATGATAACGACTGCCAAGGGAGACATCAAGGCCAACAGTCCAAGTAATGTGTTGATGTCTTTCAAAGCTGATGATCAGTTGAGTATTTACCTAAAGCACAACGATTTTTCCCAAGAGCATGAACTCCTTAAAGATATCAAGATCGGCAACACTCTTTTTAAAAAAGGTGAGCTCCCTTCTAACTTTGATTCAGTCGTAAAAGTTTACTTTGAAAGTGTGTTAGGTGTTGCTTTCTCAAACCAAGCGATGCTTGATGGCATGGAGACTTTCTTTTCAGAAAGATCATACAATCCAGTTATTGAGTATATGGAGAGAGCAGCTGAAAAGTGGGACGGCAGAAACCGGATTGACCGCATGCTTCAAGTATATCTCGGCGTTGAAGATATCCCTTTAGTTTCTAAAATCGCTCAAATGTGGCTAGTTGGTGCAGTTGCTAAAGTTTATGATCCATACGTTAAGTTTGACTATGTTCTGGATCTAGTCGGTGGACAAGGAGTTGGGAAAACATCCCTCCTTCAAAAATTGGGTGGCGAATGGTATACGGATGCCGTAACAGATTTCTCTAATAAAGACAATTACGACATTATGTTAAAGAGTCTAATCGTCAACGACGACGAAATGGTGGCCAGTAATCGGATGAGCTTTGCAGAAACTAAGGCCTTTATTTCTAAAACTAGCCTACGTTATCGTAAACCATACATGAAACGCACAGAAGAGTTTGCCAAAAACTTCATTTTAGCTAGAACTACTAACCAAACAGAATACCTCAAGGACAAAACCGGTGAACGTCGTTTTCTACCAGTTATGGCAGATAGTAAACGGCAAAAAAAACATCCAATGGAAATCGAGCCAGAGACAATTGAACAAATCTGGGGCGAAGCCGTTACAATCTATCGTGCTGGTGCTGATTTGATGTTTGATGAAAATACAGAGGATGAACTGAATATCTACCGTGAACAGTTCATGTATCGTGATGAAGTTGAATTACAAGTGCTTGAATATCTTGATATGCCCGTCCCTGAAAATTGGCAAAACTGGTCTATTCAGCAACAACATCAATACACAAGTAAATATTTCGATAATAGTAGCGACTTTGATCCTGGAAGCAAAAAACTAGATAAGGTCTCAACTCGTGAAATGATGTACAACTTATTTATGAGAAATTCGAATGACAGGAAGCTGTCAACGAAGATTAACATGATCATGGATAATCATCCTGATTGGAAAAAAAGTGTTTTCCGGGCAGGAGGTAAAAGTACAAAAGGGTTCGTAAGAGTGAAAGATTCGGAAAAAACTAATCGGTAGCAATTAAAAAATTATCGGTAGTCATCGGTAGCAGTTGAGGGGGTAGATCGGTAGCATTCTACCGATAAAATGAGACATCGGTAGCATATCGGTAGCAGTCTAACCCCTTGATATTACTGACTTTTATTTAATATTTATATATAATGCTACTCTTCTACCTATATTTTTAAAAAAAGTATATAAAATAATAGTAATAATAGAGAAAGCCTATAAAATAGGGATTCTTTAAAAATATTTTTTACTTTTTAGAATTTATCGGTAGTACGGTAGCAGTTTGAAAAAAAGAGGTAAAAATGTCATACACAGTAACACTATATTTTGACAACATGGTAGACGAAACTCACCTTTTTAAGAAAAAGGGTGATGCTGCAAAATGCAAGGCTCAGCTCGAGAGCAAGTATCGAGGTGATCGAATGTATAAAGTAAAGATGGAGGAGATGGAGTAATGAGTTATGATTTGGAAATCTTAGCGAAAATAGAGAGTGGAGATTATATTTGTATTGCTGAACCTAGATATAGTTCTCCGACCTACAATCTTGGAAAAATGTTTAGGGTGGCTATGGATTGGGATTTCGACCAAGGCACAATTTACAATGTTGCTGATATTTTTGAAAATATTAAACGTGGCATAACTGAATTGGAAAGGCAACCTGAAAAATATGTACAATATGAACCTGCAAATAAATGGGGAACGATCAATGATGCGTTATATGTTTTGAGATCGTTAAGGGACTGTATTTTAGAACAAGATATTGATACGAAATATTTATATGTGAGGTGGTAAATTGAAACGACCAAACAGATACCCGTACACTAAAAATCAATGGGTTGAAGAAACCTTTGATCACTATACTTATAAAAACGATATTTGCTATACAAGTCACATTTTAGAAAATAGACTTACTGGAGAAATTAAGGACAAGGAGTTGAAGTGATGGAAGAGTTAAAGAAAAAAGTTAATGCAGTATACAACTGGACGGTAGAAGACGGGAAGCCGCAACCTCCCAAGCAAGATTTACCACAAGCGGTGAAAGACCGGGCGGACTATTTTTGGGAAATGGCAGAAGATGGTATGACGTTTATGGGAGCGATGGAATGCATCTTTGCTGATGAAAAGCCTACAGACTATGATTTGGGAGCTACTAAGGGTTGGTTGCCAAAATCTAAGGAGTTTGATGATTGGATTGGCTATTCGCCAAGCATGGCTCAGGTAGTTATTGCAGTTTATTTGATTTATGGAGGAAACTAAGATGAATAAGCAGGAATTGATTAAAAAATTAGAGGAACGAAGAACAATAACTGGGAATTTTCAAGGTTATGTAGTTTGGTGGAAGGATGTAAAAGAAATCTTTGAACAACTAGGCGAACCGCAACCAGTCAAAGTACCGCAGTGTGTGGCGGAATATATAGAATTTAAAAAGAAAAACAATTTTCATGTTTACGGTGCAATGAGAGTAATTGAAGATCATTATGATAAGAAAGTTCCTGATTGGTTTTACGAAAATAACATCGAAAAATTCTGTCTTGCTTGGCTTAACGGCTACGAGGTCGAAAAAGAGAAGCGGTATTTTGTTAAGATTAAAGGGAATATTAAAGAAAATATGTTGGTTTATGGAGAATTTTTGAAAAGGTATTTCTTTACAAAAAGCTTTAGTTTAGATGATGTTATATATTCCCACACTCGTAAAGAACTAGAAGACGCAAACTTCGGCTGGGTGTTTGATTGTTCAGGGATTGAGATTGAGGAGGTGGAGTGATGAGCCTTACGCTAAATAGCACAATTGGAGACTTAGTTTTGGCAATCGGAGAAATTATCGTTGGTTCTGATGGTAAAACCACTACAGCGATACTGGAGATACCTGATCAAAGCTTTTACTTAGAGATTGCGCTTAAATTGAAGGAGGAGGTCATAAATTGAAACGATTCATAGCTATCTGGATTCTGCTATCTGCTGGATTGAATATCTGGCAGATGGATAGGATTCGAGATTTGGAAGAGAAGAAGCCGATGGTTATCTACAAGGCTGATAACGTAGGTGCTGAGATATGAGGAGGATTTGGCATGATACCGAAATTTAGAGTGTGGCATTATGAATTAGGTAGACTGATGTCAGTCAAATGTATGTTTTTTCAGGATAGCGAGATTGAAGAATTTGAGTTAAACGATGCTTTAATGAATGATTACATTACAGCTTATCCTGACGAAATCGAACTCATGCAATCAACAGGACTCAAAGACAAGAACGGCAAGGAGGTATTCATCGGTGACATCGTTAAATGTACAAGAGGATGTCTCCATGAAGTATATTTAGAAAAAGAATACGGTGGCACATTCATAGGCGGAATGCCTTCCATATATCTAAAGGGATTGCTAAATGGGTATGCGTGGACTGAAGACGAGGAAATCATCGACAATGTCTACGAAAACCCTGAACTTTTGGAGGTAACTCATGAATAAACGTCAACGCAAAAAGAAAATTTTGAACGGTCTGAACAAAGAAGAAAGATACCACAGGACGCATTGTCCTGTCTGCGATAGCGAAGCTGGTTTATTCGACAGATATTTTAATACGTACGGTTTCTGCTCTGAATATTGTGGTTATGAATACTATGGAATTTCAAGATTATAAAATAAAGGATTGAGGTTAAAATGACATTATTTGATGAAGTGCAGCAATTAAGCTCAGAAAGCCACGCAAAATGGTTCGAGCGATATTTTGAGAAATATAACCTAGAACAAAAACTAAAAACTTCTGCTCAAAAAGGTTATACAGGTTATTTAATCAATGTTTGGTCAGTTAGAGACGAATATCTCAGGAATCGATTAGGAGATGAAATAACGTTTGAAGCGTTAAGAGAATTATTAGGAGCTGGCTTTACTGTCAAATATAAGCTTTATCTATCTAAAAATATTTTCACTGGACAAGATTTCGTTTCTAACAAGAAAATTCACATTACTTGGTAAAACAAAAAAGCCAAGACACTCTCTGTCTCAGCAATAATCTCAATAATATTATTATATCACAAAGGAGACAGAGAGTGAACAAGGCTAAAGAACTATTGAAAGAGTTGCAGAATCTGGACATGGACATTCAAAGCCGTATAGATGAAATTAACGAGCTTGAGGCAGGTTTGCTCTCAAGTCCTAAGTGGTCAGATGTCAAAGTTCAAGGTGGTCAAGCTAGAAAAGTTGATGATGTCTATACTCAGCTTGTCGTGATGAAAGAGGCTATAGAACAGGATACTAAAGAGGTTATCAACAGAAAGCTCCAACTAGGTAGGATGATCAATAGGCTTAAAAATCCAAAACATAGAACTATTTTGAGAATGACTTACATCAATAAGATGTACGTTGATGACATCTGTGACAGCATGAGGGGCATAAGTTCTCCTACTTACTATCGTTTGAAGAAACAGGCAGTAAAGGAGCTTGATATTATTCTTTCAGAATTGATAGTAAATGATAGTAACTGTACAGGCATGAAGTCTAAAATCTGTTAAAATGGTAGTATCAAGAATTGAAAAGAGAGGTCTCAGAATTGGTAGATGGTTACCTGTAATGTCAGGGGGCTGTAATGGCCTTGGAGGTTCAAATCCTCCCCTCTCCTTTGAGTGTTTGTGTCCTAGAATGGGGTAGGCAGTAGGCTTAGCATTCATATATCACTCATTAACTTAAAAATGGTTGCGGAAGCGACTGGACCTCGCATGATTGCGTAGCTAATTATATTCCGGATAAGTTATAAGCTAGAGGGTTTGATTCCCTCAGAGGTTTTAAAGACTACAAAAAATAAAAAAGAAGTCAAAATTTAATACGCACGCAAGGTTGTAGTCGCCTTGCAAGAAGGTCGCACATCGTGTGGCTTTTTTTGATTATTCGAAGGGTGGTGATGGAAAATTGAGTGGATTGAGAATAAAACAAAAGAGATTTGCAGATGAGTACATCATCTCAGGTAATGCGACGGAAGCCTATAAGAAAGCAGGTTATCGTGTTTCTAGTGATAGAGTGGCAGGCGTTGAAGGACATAAGTTACTAAAGAATCCTAAGATTAAAAGTTATATAGATGAACGGTTGAAACAGCTTGATTCTGAAAAAATCGCAGACCAGCAAGAAGTCCTTAGTTATCTAACCTCGGTAATGCGAGGAGAGACGCAAGAACAGACTTTGATAAGCATCGGAGAATTGGGTCAAACGATTACGGATATTGATGTTGGAGCAAAAGACAGAATCAAGGCAGCCGAACTATTAGGAAAACGTCATAGGCTTTGGACAGACAAAGTAGAGGCAGACGTTTCTGGAACGGTGGTGTTTGCAAATGAGTCAGACATACCAGATTAAACAAAGTGATATTGTAATCGACCTACCTAAGACAGTAGGAGCTGGGTACGGACAGTTCTGGCGCTCAAGAAATCTTTATCGTGTTGTAAAAGGTTCCCGTGGTTCGAAGAAGTCCAAGACAACCGCTTTGAATTATGTTATCCGTCTTTTGAAGTATCCCTGGGGCAACTTGCTTGTTATTCGTAGATACTCGAATACCAACAAGCAATCAACTTATACGGATTTTAAATGGGCGTGTAATGTGTTGGGTGTGACTCATTTGTTTAAATTTAACGAGTCTTTGCCTGAAATAACTGTAAAAGCGACTGGTCAAAAAATACTGTTCCGTGGTTTGGATGATGAACTCAAAATTACATCTATTACAGTCGATATCGGTAGTCTGTGTTGGGCATGGTTCGAGGAAGCATATCAAATTGAGACTGAAGACAAGTTCAGCACGGTTGTTGAGTCTATCCGTGGTAGCTTAGATGTACCTGATTTCTTTAAACAAATCACAGTCACATTTAACCCGTGGAATGAGAGGCATTGGCTCAAGCGTGTATTCTTCGATGAAGAGACGAGACGGGCTGACACATTCGCTACTACAACCACTTATAAATGCAATGAGTGGCTTGATGAAGTCGATATCAAACGCTATGAGGATTTGTATCATACGAACCCCAGACGTGCTAGAATCGTTTGTGATGGCGAATGGGGAGTTGCTGAGGGTTTAATCTATGAAAACGTGACTGTCAAGGATTTCAATAAAGATGAATTACTACAAGATTCAGCTAATAAATTATGTATCGGTCTTGACTTTGGTTTTACTCATGATCCAACTGCTTTGTGTTGTTCGTTGATAAATGATACGACGAAAGAGATTTATGTCTTTGATGAGGCGTATAAAGTCGGATTGATAACCAAAGAAGTTGCGAAGATGATAAAGGACAAAGGTTATCATCGCTCACAAATCATTGCTGATAGCGCAGAGTCACGGCTGATTGAAGAGCTCAGGTCAGAACATGGCATATCTAGAATAAAAGAGAGTCGGAAAGGTAAGGATAGTATTATGGCAGGCGTATCCAAATTGCAAGGATACGCTATTTATGTGCATCCAGATTGTAAAAACATCATGGATGAATTTTATAGTTACTGCTACCAGCGAGATAAAGAAGGCAACTGGTTGAATAAACCAGAGGATAAAAACAACCACTTGATGGACGCTTTGCGTTACAGCCTTCAATGTATCGAAGGTGGAAAAGCAACCGTCCGCAGACGTTCTGATTATGGTCTATAGAGAGGAAAGACATGTACCAATATTTAACCTATCCACGGGATGGATATGATGAGGGTTCTTTGAAGAAAGACCTGATTTACAAATTGATAACGATACATAGCACTGAAGGCTCGCATTTGAAGAAGCTTAAAAGCTACTATTTGGGTGAGCATGCTATCTTAGAACACACGAGACGCAACGTGAACGCACCTAATTACAAGACGGTAGCCAATCATGCCAAGGATATCGCAGACACGGCTACGGGCTATTTTATGGGCAATCCTATCAAGTATAACAATACTGCTGACGGTGATATCGATGAACTACTTACAGCCTTTGATGGTGCTGAGATTGACCAAGTAGATGCTCAGAATGCTTTGAACATGGCTATCTATGGTCGTGCTTACGAGTACATCTATGCTAAAGAGGGTATGGCTGAGTTGGATTCAACTAGTATTGATCCGGAGAATACTTTCATGGTCTACGATGATAGTATTGAGCGGAAGCCTTTGTTTGCGGTCTATTACTATGAAGTAAAAGACGATACGAAAGACACTACCAAGCACCAGGCTGAGGTCTTTACCGAAAATCTGCACTATCACATGGTGCTGAGAAGTACAGATTCAGGAACAACTCAGAGCGAGGAGGCAACACCTCACAACCTTGGTCAAATCCCAATTATCGAGTATCGCAACAATCACTTTGCAATTGGTGACTATGAGCAACAAATTAGCTTGATAGACGCTTATAATTCCTTGATGGGGAATCGTGTCAATGATAAGGAACAGGCTGTAGAGTCTATACTTGTCTTGTATGGCACGCAGTTAGCAGACACTCCAGAAGACGCTAAGGTAGCAATGAAGATTCTTTCTGAAGAAGGTCTTTTGGAATTGCCGGGCGATAGTGCAAGGGCTGAGTTCTTGAAGAATACGCTGGACGAAAGTGCTACTGAAATCTTGCGTACAGCTCTTAAAGAGGACATCTACACATTTAGCCATGTGCCTAATTTGACTGATGAGAATTTCGCAGGGAATACATCAGGCGTAGCCATGGAATTTAAGCTGATGGGCCTTGAGATGATTACTAAGACCAAGGAAGCGAACTATAAGCGAGGATTGCGTCAGCGTATTGCGATTTTTGCTCATTACTTAGGCATGAAGCAGATTGCTTTAGAGTCTCATTCAATCGTTCCACAATTCAGTCGTGGTTTGCCTAAGAACTTGTTAGAAATCTCTCAGATTGTGAACAATTTGGAAGGCAAAGTGACCAATAGACAGCTTATTTCTCTCTTGCCGTTTGTGGAAGACCCTGACGCTGAGCTGGAAGCCTTGGAAGAAGAGAAAAAGAAGAACATGGAAGACATGCCGATGTTCAACAAAGACAACACGAAACCCGAAGACGAGGTAGAGGATGAAGAATCAGGAGTATTGGGCGAAGAGGAAAGCCAATCTGATTTACCAGCAGATGGACAAGGCCGAAAAGCAGGCAGACCAGTTCGATAAGGTCTATCAGGAAGCCAAGACTTACTTGGATAAGGAAGTCAATAAGATTTTTGATAAGTTCCAACGTGATTATGGTCTAAGTCAGGTAGAAGCTAGACAAGTCTTGAAGAACATGAAAGACAAGAAAAATCTGAATGAACTTCGTAAAGTACTTGAAGCGAGACCGAATGACCCGAACATCCAAAGATTACTAGCTGACTTAGACAGCCCAGCTTATTCTTTCCGTATGAAGCGCCTAGAGCGTTTGAGCGACGATTTAGACCGTATGCGTGAATCTATCTATCATTCAGAGAAGACAGGCTCAGACGCCTTTTATAGCGACTTGATGAAGGATAGTTACTACAAGGCTACCTTTGACCTGCAGCAGCAGACAGGACTAGCATACGGCTTTTCTGGGCTTCCTGAGAGCGAGATTAAACATCTACAGTCTTTCAGTTGGGTAGGTGACGGAAGTACCTACTCTACAGACATCTGGAAGAATACGGGGAAGCTTACTTCTAGCATAAAAGATGAACTACTTATGAGCCTCATGACAGGCCGAGATACACGAGAAACTGCACAAGCAATTGCTGAGAGGTTCAATGTAGGTCAGAACGATGCAAGACGTTTGGTTCGGACAGAATCAGCCTTTTTTCATAACCAAATGGAACTACTCAGCTATGAAGAAGCAGACATAGAAAAGTATATCTTTGCGGCCGTCTTAGACAAGCGTACATCACGGATTTGTCAGGAGCATGACAATCAGGTCTATGATAGGGACAAGGCTGTCCCTGGCGTCAATTGTCCGCCTATGCACCCTTGGTGTAGGTCTACTACTGTCGGATACGATGAGGACGCAGATTACAGCAAGTTGAAGCGCAGAGCAAGGAATCCAGAGACAGGGAAGACCGAGCTAGTACCTGCTGATATGACTTATAAAGAGTGGTATAGCAAGTATGTTGCGAAAGACGGGGAAAAGGTGTATAATCAAGATACAAGAGAAGCCAAGGCGAAATTTTATAGCGAACAACTATTGTCCAAAATTTCAGGAGTTGAGCCAAAAATTACAAGTGATATGCAACGTATCGCAGGAGAAAACAAATTGGCAGGTCTTGAATTTAGGAAGAAAACAGTTGAGTCATTATCACGTAAAATTATTGCAGATAGCCTAGTTGAAAATATAAGTTTGTCAAAAGCCGTGAGTAAGATTAATGACGCCTTAAGGTACACAACTATTTTCGATTCCGATACTTTTACAGAAGAGTATTTGAAGATGAAACAGAAGCTTATCGCAGAAGGTTATAAAATTGTAAAAGTAAAAAACACTTGGCTAGTAGATGGACCATACAAAGGTGTGAATACAGTCGTTGAAAAAGATGGTATCAACTTTGAAATGCAGTATCATACTCAGGAAAGTTTCGACTTAAAAAATGGTTCATTACATGAACTCTATGAGAAGTATCGTGATACGAATACATCTGATCTAGAACGCATGAAATTATTTAAGGAAATGCTTGATTTAAGCAATGGGCTTGAGATTCCTAAAAATATAGAGAGGGTGAAGTGATATGAAAGATATTAAATACTACCGCACAACGACGAACAATGCTCAAGTACTTCGTTTGATTGATGGTGTCATGCAAGTTTTTGACATTGAAAAAAAGTGGGTTAATAGCATGGATTGGTTTAATAAAATCTTTTTTAATGACTTTACGGATTTTGAAGAAATTTCAGAAAATGATGCATTTACTTATATTGACAGGATGGTAGCGGCATGATTGATATTGCCTTGGCTATCGCTAAAAAAGCACATGCAGGGCAGGTAGATAAAGCGGGTGTTGATTACATACAGCATCCTCTCTATGTGGCCAGTCAAGTCAACACTGAACAAGAAAAAGCTGTCGCTCTTTTACATGATGTGATTGAGGATAGCGATATAACTGCTGCCGATTTATTCGCGTCTGGCTTGTCAAATGAAGTTGTTACAGCGGTACAAATTTTGACAAAGAAAAAAGGTCAAAGTTATCAAGAATATCTTGGGAAAGTAAAATCAAATAATTTAGCAAGAGTTGTAAAACTTGCAGATTTGAAACATAACTCAGATTTATCACGTTTGAAATCTGTTACCAATACAGACTACGAGCGTGTTAAAAAATATAAAAATGCAATTTATTACTTAAGCACCTAGAGAAATCTAAGTGCTTTTCTTATGTTTAGAAAGGAGCGAGAAATGAAATATCGTAAAAAGCCAGTAGTAGTTGAAGCCGTGCAGTTTTTAGATACAGAAGAATCTATAGATGAGCTATGCGATTTTGGATTAGATCCAGTACGGATTGATTACGCAGACTTAAAAAATCCTCTTTTAAAAATCGAAACGCTTGAAGGATTGATGGTTGCAACAGAAGGTGACTACATTATCAAAGGCGTGCAAGGAGAATATTATCCATGCAAGCCGGATATTTTTGCAGAAACATACGAAAAAACGGAGGAATAAAATGTTAGAAAAAGCAAAACAATTGGCATCGCAAGAATTTTTACGCTTATCAGGTCGTGAAATCAAAGCAGAAGACTGCTTTGTAGTTTGGTTTAGCAAGACCCTGCAAAACTGGAAAGCTCTTGTTAGTACGAACGCAATTACATCAAGCGAACCTTGTGGAGATTATGCAGAAATTACGCATAACGGAGATAAGAATGAGACTTATGTGGATGTTTACGCCAAGGTTTCAAATCGTGCCATTAAAGATTAGGAGGTGATCCAACATCTTGACTTGCAGGAATAGACTGCTATAAATTACTGTAAATTGCTATAAACCGTGTCATATTTGATGCGGTTTTCCTATGCCCTAACCGTATGGAATCCCGTACGGTTTTTATATTGTCCAAACTGTGCCGATGACATTAAAAGCTGTACTGTTCCGTCGCCGGACGTAAAGCGAGATTATCGAGTGGCGACGTAATCGCTGGAGGACAATTATGTCAGAAGAAATCAATGCAACTGTATCTACTGAATCAACTGAGACCGTCGACACTCAAGGAAATGTTGATACAGTGCAAGAAGAAAAGCACGAACGAACTTTCACTCGTGCTGAAATCGGTAAGATGCTATCTGCCGAGCGCTCTAAATGGGAAGCTGAGCAAGAAGCCAAGGAAAATGAAGCTAAGAAACTTGCCAAGATGAACGCTGACGAGAAACAGAAATATCAGTTGGATCAGCGTGAGCAAGAACTAGCTGACCGTGAAAAGGCTATTGCTCGTAAAGAATTGACCGCAGAAGCTAAAGCAATGCTAAGTGAACGTGACTTACCTGTTGAGTTAGTGAACGTGGTTGATTTGACAAGCGCAGAGACGGTATCGCAGTCTGTCGCTGTATTGCAGAAATCATGGGAGCAAGCCGTGCAAAAAGGCGTACAAGAAAAGCTAAAAGGCGGAGCCCCAATGAAACAAGCGCCAGTCGATAGTGACGGTATCACAAAAGAAGAATTTGCTCGTATGGGTTATCAGAGTCGAAATGAACTCTATCAAAAGAACCCAGAACTCTATAAGAAATTGAAAGGTTAAAATAAATGACAGCAGGACAAACTAAACTAGCCACTATGGTTAACCCAGAGGTGATGGCGGACATGGTTTCCGCTAAACTACCTAAATTGATTAAATTTACTCCACTTGCTTATGTGGAAACAGCACTCCAAGGACAACCAGGGAATACTCTAACAGTTCCAGCATGGGAGTATGCAGGAGATGCGACTGAGGTTGGAGAAGGTCAAGCTATTTCTCCAGACCAATTGACTACTAAAAAGACCACTATGACCATCAAAAAGGCTGCTAAAGGTTATGAAATTACCGATGAAGCTCTTTTGTCAGGTCTTGGCGACCCACTAGGTCAAGCTACTTATCAGCTTGGTTTGGCTATTGCTAACAAGATTGATGATGATTTGGTCGCAGTAGCTAAAACTGCAACACAACATATTACAGAAACTCCTACAACTCTTGCAGCAATTGATAAAGCTCTTGAGATTTTTGAGGACGAAGAAGATGCGCAATATGTTGCTATCATCAACCCTAAAGATGCTATCAAGCTAAAAACTGACGTAGCAAAAGAATGGACTAAAGGTTCAGAGCTTGGTGCAGATATGGTTGTATCCGGAACGTTCGGTGAAGTTGCCGGTGTGCAAATCGTCCGTTCTAAAAAAGTTGATGAAGGTAAAGGCTTTATCGTCAAAGTCTCTCCTAGCCAAACTCAGACAGACGATGCCAACAAATATGGTGCGTTTGTTATCATGCTAAAACGTGATGTGGCTATCGAAACAGACCGTGACATCCTTAAAAAGACAACGGTTATCACTGGCGATGAACACTATGGTGTTTACCTATACGACCCTACACGAGTTGTAAAATTCGGTGAGTAAGAGGTGACGATATGAGCTTATTGCTACGACGTCATTATATCCAAGAGGAGCAGGTTAGCCAGTATTCTGATTTAGAGAATAAGACTCTAGAAGAGTTGAAGAATCTAGCCAAAGAAGCTGGCATAGCTGGCGCCTATAAGTTATCAAAAGCCGAAATTGTAGAGGTGCTGGAGGATTTAAAAAGTGAAATTTAAAATCAAACAAGATTTCTATGATTGGGAATCAAATGTGAAACGACTGGCAGGAGGGGAACTTGAGATTACTGAGGAGCGCTATGTTGAGCTGGCTGACAATATTGCCAGCAACGGTGTCGCTATCTCAGATGTTCTTGAGAAAATCCTCCCTGAACCTGAGTTCTTAGAAGAGGATTGATATGTCTATAGAGTTGCTGAAGAAATTAACAGGCGAAGAAGATACTCAGCTTCTCATGTTGCTCCAAACAAGGGCTACAAATCTTATCTTGTCAGAGACTAATCGCACATCTTTGACACCTGCTTTAAGTCTTTTAATACCTGAGGTTGCTATCGAGCTCCACAACCGCTCAGGAGCGGAAGGAGAGCGTTCTAGAACCGAAGGTGGTATAGAAGTAGTCTACGGAGAAAACGGCCTGTCTACGGGCCTTTTACAGCGTATACGTATGCATAGACTAGCAAGGGTGGCAGGCCATGTTTTTGAAGCAGAGTAGACTGAAACCTTATCCAATGCGACGGTTTGAAAAGACTGTCACTGAGGAAGGTGTCGCAAAAGAAGGATATGTCAAGGAAGCTGAGACAATCCGTCTTGAGTTGTGGCCAGCTAGTAGTAAACTACAGTCTGAATTGTATGGCGAGCGTGTCAATGATATTTTGAACGCAAATGCCAACAAGTCAGCTACAATCAAAGTGAAAGATGGTGTGTGTATCGATAGCCAGACAGAAGTGACTCACAGGGTTATTTCTAAAAAGGTCTACACATATCATCAAGTTTTGGAGTTAGAGCGTGTCAGGGCTACTAGGGGCAGATAGGCTCATAGCTAAATGTAGACGATTGGCTAGTAAAAAAACTGGAGAGGATATCGTCTTACGTGCGGTACACAATGCTACTATAAAGGTTGTCCAAGCAGATGCAAGAAGACTCGCACCAGCGAGAGATGGAGAGCTTATAACTAGTATCAAAACTAGGGCAAAAATGGACGGAGATAAGGCTATAGGCGAGGTTTACACCAATCTTAAATACGCTCCTTACGTTGAGTTTGGGACAGGGCCAATAGGACAAGCTAGCCATTCGGGTATCTCTCCAGAGGTCAGCGTCACTTATAAGTCTAGTCCGTGGTATGTGCATGAAGACCAAATCAATGTAGGACCTTACCATTTTCAAAAAATTGGGGAGTTCTACAAGATGTATGGTCAACCTGCCCAGCCTTATCTTTATCCAGCTTTGAGAGACAATCAAGAGCGTGTGTCTAAGAATATTTCGAATTATGTCCGTAGAAAGATAAGAGAACAAATAAAATGATTAATATCAAGCCTGTTATTTATAAAGAATTGCAAAAGGTCGCAGATAATGTGACTGATACTTATCCTAGCGATTGGGAGACTTTCCCAGTCGTTATTTTTTTAGAAGAACAAAACAAGCCGGGTGATTGGTTTGATGACCAGGAACAAAAATCATCTATCCGCTATAAGGTGGATATCTTTGATGATACCAGCACTAGTGAGTTAGCTGTTAAAATCAATCAGATTTTTGAGTCTTTAGGTTTGCGAAGAACCGACTGCCAAGACGTGCCAGACCCGTCTCATTTGAGACATAAGGTCATGCGCTTTGAAGGTGTCGTTGATTTAGACTCAGAGCTTGTTTTTCAATTTAGAATGGAGAATTAAACATGTTAGCAAATGGAATTACGCTATCTTATGGCGAAGCTAAAGGAACTTATACTAAACTTGTTGGATTGAAAGAAGTGCCAGAGTTTGGTATTGAACTCGAAAAAGTAGAAAATACTACTCTTGAAGATACAGTGAAGAAGTACGAGTTTGGTATTGGGGACATAGGAGAACTTGAGTACAAGTTCTCTTATAATAATTCAAGCGCAACTGCTCCTTATCGTGTATTGCGTAAGGCAGCAGACGACAAGAAGAAACTCTACTTCGAGCAAGCATACCCAGACGGTACTAAGGTCAATTTTGAAGGCCAAGTATCTGTTAAGCTTGGCGGTGGCGGTGTCAATGCCGTTATCGAGTTCACACTTAAGATTGCCTTGCAGTCAGAGTTGGAATTTACAGACGGTGTTGGAGGTTAATTAAATGGCGTTAAAATACACAACTTGGAAAGTTACTGACGAAAAAGAGTTGAAGCTACGTTTGACATCTCATCAAGCTGCAACTGTGGAAGAAAAAATCGGCATGAACTTGTTAAAGATTTTCATGCCTGAAGCTGGCGAAGAGTTCACTTTACCGCCTTTGAAAGTTATGCTGTTGTTAGTTCATGGAGCCTTGCAGCAGTATGAACATGGGTATTCCTTTGAAGATGTCTACGACCTATACGATGAATACGTGGACAATGGGGGAGACCAAACAACTTTCATGACAGAGGTTTTAATGCCACTATTTGAAGTATCGGGTTTTACTCCACGAGGAAGCAAGAACAAGAAAACTTCCAAGAAGAAAATGACAGTAGTCGAGTAATCTTAACAGTAACGCAGATTATTGAGAGGCTTTATCCTATGTTTTTGGACATTGGAGGCAAGCCTCTTGATTTTTGGGATTTGACGGTGCTTGAAATCAGAGAAATGATTGAAAGCTACAACCGTGTCAAAACCCAAGAGCGTAAAGAGAAGATTATTGACTCATACAGACTTTCGCAGATGATTTCCAATCACGTTTCTTTATTACTGTCCAATGACGCTAAGATTGTTGAGTTCTGGGAGTATGCGCCTGAGTTATTTGTAGAAGAACAACAAGCGGTAGAACTGGAACGACAGAAACAAGCACTTTTGTTGCATAAGGAACGGATGCGTGAATTTGCAGAGAGACATAATCGAAAAAGGAAGGAGGAAGTAAATGGCAACTCTTGATGAATTGAAAGTCATGATTGACGCTGAGATAGCGCCTTTCAGGAAGAAGATGAAAGAAGTCGAGAATCAGGTCAAAGGAACATCTGACCAAGTGAAGAATGCCACTGCCAAAGTTCGTGAACAGTCGAACTCTATCGGTAGTGCGTTTGGTAAGCTAGCTAAGTTCGCTGGTTTTGCAATCCTTGGTAAGAAATTACTTGATGTTGGGATGTATTCAACGCAGACTGCTCTTGAAGTGTCAGCGGCTATGAACCAAATCAAGCGCCAGATGGGCGAGAGTTCGCAATCTTTCTTAAAATGGGTTAACGATAACGCCAACGCTATGAACATGGGTGTGGGTGAGGCTACTAACTACGGTGCGGTCTACTCAAACTTATTTTCTGGGTTTATCAAAGATACCAACAAGCTAAGCGCCTATACCGCTAAGATGTTGCAGACATCGGCAGTGGTTGCTGAAGGTTCAGGGCGCACGATTACAGACGTTATGGAGCGGATTCGCTCAGGTTTGCTAGGGAACACCGAAGCAATTGAGGACCTAGGAATCAACGTCAATGTGGCTATGATTGAGTCTACTGAAGCCTTTAAGAAGTTCGCAAACGGACAGAGCTGGCAACAGTTGGATTACCAAACCCAGCAACAAATCCGCCTTATGGCTATTCTGGAACAGGCTACAGCCAAGTATGGGAATACCTTGTCTAATTCTGTAAATGGTCGTATCAGCCTATTTAAGTCGCTGATGAAGGACGCAGCATTGAACCTTGGTAACTCTATGTTACCGATTATCAATGCCATTATGCCTGTCTTGAACTCTTTTGCGATGGTCTTGAAGAACGTTACTGCTAAACTCGCTGAGTTTATCGCTTTGATGTTCAACAAGAAAGCAACAGTGAAAGATGGTGTTGGTGGAGCAGTTGGAGACATGGGTAACGCCATGAAAGACGCTGCAGGCGGAGCAGGAGACCTTGCTGATGCAGTAGACGACGCTGGAGATTCAGCAGGAGGACTTGCTGACAATCTTGGAGACTCCGCCAAAAACGCTAAGAAAGCTGCTAAAGAGTTGCTAGGTCTTTTGGGATTTGATGAGATTAACATCTTGCAAAAACCAAAAGATGACGACGCAGGCGGTTCTGGAGGCGGTGGCAAAGGTGGTAAAGGAAAGGGAGGCGGTGGCGGACCTTTCAAAGACATCTTGCCAGAAGTCGAGTTGACCGACATGGACAACAAATTCAAGAGCATTTTTGATGGTCTTGGAGATAAGCTCAAAGGGTTGTTTGACCTCTTCAAGAAAGGTTTTGATGCAGCATTTAGACCAGAAGGTATAAAACGCATTAAGACTGCCTTAGACCAAATAGCTAAGACAATGGGAGAAATCGTCACTGACCCAAGGGTTGTGAATGCCTTTAACCGAATGGCTGAGAAAATTGCTTATGCTTTAGGGCAAGTGACAGGCTCAATAACCACTATCGGGCTAGGTATCGGTGTTTTCCTTGCCGAAAGTATTGCAAATGGCCTTGGAAGGCAAAAAGAACGCATTATCAGGGCGCTAGTCGCTTTGTTTGATAATGTTGGTAACCTTTCCGAGGCAGTAGGAAACATAGCTCAGGACTTTTCTAGTGCTTTCTACGACGTCATTACCTCAACTGGTGCGGTTCGTATCGGTAGCGCTATTGTGTCAACTCTGTTGAGTTTGACATCTACCATTGTTGAAGTTGGTAGTAAATTAGCAGGAAGTTTGTTTAAAGGTTTTGAAAAAGTCGTTGTGACAAGCGCTCCTAAAATTTCATCAGTCTTCCAAAGTTTATTAGATACTGTTGCGCCTGTATTTGAGAGCATTGAAAGGTCTGTTAACAAATTTGGCGATGGCTTAAGTCGTGTTTATGATGAACATGTAGTCCCTGCTATTAACTCTATTGCTAATGCTTTTAATGGGCTAATTGACATTATTCAGATTCTCTGGGAGAATTCCTGGCAACCTTTTGCTGAGTTTTTATCAGGAGTATTCGGTGTTAGTATTGAAGGAATTTCAGATTTATTAGGAGGTGGCCTTTTAGCCACTTTGGGACTATTGGCGGATGCTATTAAGTTAGTGGCAGATGGTTTCACCGTTTTTTCTGACTGGTGTAAAGAAAACAAAGAACCTATCGTAGCTTTGATAACAACTTGGCAAACGATTAATTTCTTATCATGGGCAGAACAAGCTGGAGGCCTTGCAGGAGCATTCAGCTTGTTAGGTAGTAAGGTCTCTTTGATTGTTGGAGGGATTAAGAATCTAGGTCTTGCTATTAAAGCATTGACATTTGATAAGTTGGTCAGTTTTGCTGAAACAATCTATTTGAACACCTTATATGCAAAAGATTTTGTGGTCAATTCAGGTAAAACAATTGCACAGCTAGGAAAAACTGCTTTAGAACTTGGTAAATCAGCTCTAGCATGGACTGCTCATGCAGCGAAAATGGGATTAGCAACCGCGGCGAAATTTGCACATTCTGTTGCAACAGGAGTCGCTACAGCTGCAACATGGGCTTTTAATGCAGCGTTAGCAGTTTTGACAAGTCCAATAACATGGATTATTGCAGCAATCGCAGCTTTGATTGCTATCGGTGTTTTGCTCTATCAAAACTGGGACACCGTTGTTGAGTTTGCTAAAACTGCATGGCAAGGACTATGTGATTTTATCAGTGGTATTTGTCAAGCGATTGGCGAATTTTTCAGCGGTCTATGGACGAAACTACAAGAAATCTTTGAGCCGATAGGTCAATGGTTTGGCGAGAAATTCCAGCAAGCATGGGACGCCATTGTAAACATATTCTCTGGCATCGGAGAGTGGTTCTCTGGTGTATTCCAAGGTGCATGGGACGCTATCGTTAATATCTTCACACCAATCGGCTCATGGTTCGGACAACGTTGGGCAGATGTGACTAGTGCGTTGGCTAATATCGGGGCATGGTTTACTGACATGTTCCAAAAAGCATGGACTGGCTTAACAAACATCTTTAGCAAACTAGGTTCATGGTTTGGCGAGAGATGGGCAGATGTGACTAATGCGTTATCCAGTGTTTCAAACTGGTTTGGTGAGATGTTCACTAATGCTTACAACGCAGTAAAAGATGCTTTTAGTTCTATTGGCGACTTCTTTAAAGGCGTTTGGGATACTGTTAAAAGTATCTTCGTAAATGCTGGTCAGATGGTCGGAGAGGCAGTAGGTGGAGCGTTTAAGAGTGCGGTTAATGCGGTTCTTGGAACGATTGAAAATGTAGTCAATGGCTTCATCGGAATGATTAATGGAGTTTTAGGCGTTGTCAGAAACTTACCTGGTCTAGGATGGGTTGGTAGTGTAAGCACAGTTAGCCTCCCTCGTCTTGCCCGTGGTGGTATCGTCGATAGTCCAACAATCGCCATGATTGGTGAAGCTGGTAAAGAGGCGGTCGTACCACTTGAAAATACAGGATTTATCCAAACACTTGGACGAGTAGTCAGCAGTGCGGTAGTAAATGCCATGGCTGGTGTTAGTCCACAAGGTGGATTCTCTGGCGACGGCGACATCGTTATCCAAATCGCAGGCCATGAGTTCGGACGGGTAGCCATCCAAGAAATAAACAAGGAACATGAACGAGCAGGTCAAACCTTGCTCAAGATTTAGGAGGTTAAATGGCACAATTGACAATCAATGGGGTGGCTGTGAAGCCTCCCAAATATTTTCAAGTCGGTATTCAAGATATCGATGGAGAGACAGGGCGTAATGCCAATGGCGACATGATGCGTGACCGTATCACGACCAAACGCAAACTAGACTGTGAATGGGGTATGATGACTCAGGGAGAATTAAGTCAGCTTTTACATGCTGTATCATCTGAATTTTTTGAGGTATCTTATCCAGACCCCATGGATGGCCAAGTCACAAAGACTTTCTATGTCGGTGATAGGACAGCTCCTAGCTATACCTTTACTGAGAAGTTTAAACCTTGGTCTGGCGCTAAATTTAATCTGGTAGAGAGGTAAGAAAATGGACGCTTTAACTAGACGACAATTTGACAGAGCCATGTTTGCCAAGGAAAGGACGCTGGCTATTCGTGTTGGTGATTATGCTTCACGGGATATCAAAGAGGCTAGTTTTGAGTATGGCTACATTAAGGGCGATACTTATAAGCCTGGTGGAACCTGCGCTGGTAGCGGTAAAATTACCTTTACCAGTATCATTACCACGTTCAATAAGCTGGATACCCTGCACCCTGAGATTGGTCTACTGGTTGGGGATACCTACCAGTGGGTCAAGATGGGGGAATACTTCATCAACGATATTGAGATTGACCGAAACCGAAACACTACCACGCTTGAACTTATGGACGGTATGTTTAAGCTCAATCGTGAGTACGTGACGGACTTGCATTTCCCAGCTGAAGTACGAGAGGTTATTCAGGAAATCTGCCTGAAAACAGGCATTGAGTTAGCGAATGACTATTTCGGAATCAGCGCGATGCGTTATCATATTGAGCAAGTTCCTGAGGGCAAGAAACTTTCCTTTAGGGATATGCTGAGCGCTATGACTCAGATGATTGGGATGTCTTGTTTCTTCAACAGAGAAGGCAAGATGGAAATCCGTGATTTGACTGAGTCCAATATCACGATCAACGCTGACAGTTACTTCTTGCATGGCTTGACCAAGAGTGAGATTGAGTATCAGATATCTGGTATCACTTGTAAGACGGACAAGAAGTCTCTGACGGTCGGTATGAAGACAGGTCGGTCTTTGGAACTGGACAATGTCTTCATGACCCAGAGCGCTTTAAATGACCTGTATTACAAACTGAAAAACCTAACTTACTATCCGTATAATCTCAACTACCAAGGACATTTGTTACTTGAGGTTGGGCAGTGGGTAACCATTCAGACCAACAAGAAAGAGACTTTTAAAGTTCCCGTGTTAAGTCAGAGCTTTACCTTTAAAGGTGGTCTGAGAGGTCGTATCAGTGCAGATAGTAAGGCTAGAAACGATACCCAGTATTCTTACGAGGGTACGATTACCAAGCAGATTAAGCAACAAGATGGCATTGAAGCGAAAATCCAAGCGCAGATTGAAGCAGCAGATAAAGATTTTGACCAAAAGGTCGACAAAATCAAAAAAGACTTTAACGATCAAGTAGAACTGGCCAAAGCCAGAGCTGAAGAAGTCAAGAGAGAACTGTCTGACACTATCAATCAGCGCTTTAATAGCTTTGACAACGGGCCATTGAAAGAAACTAAGCGCAAGGCTGAGGAAGCTTTGCGAAATGCTGGCGCAAGTACCCTGCTTGCACAGGAAGCTAAGCGGATTGGGCTGGATTCTGTCGCTAGACTTGAAGCGTTTAAGTCGCAGACTACGAGCGCACAAACGGCTCTGTCGGGTGACTTGGACGCTCTGAAACGAACTATCGCAAACGATATTCGACCGAAGCAAGCACAGGCTGAAGCTGAGATTGCCAAGCAAGTTGAAGCACTTAGCCGGACTAAAAATGAACTGGCTGGCGTGAAGTCAGCGCAAGCGACGTATGAGGAGACGACGACTCGTAGACTGTCAGAACTGACCAACTTGGCCAATGGTAAAGCCAGCAAGTCAGAACTCACGCAAACAGCTGAGGAGCTGGCTAGTCGGATTGCGAGTGTGCAGGCAGGTAGTTCACGGAATTACTTCAGAAATTCACGTTCAAGAACGTTCACAACAGGAGGTCAAGCGGTATACGACTATCGAACATTCATAGTTCCTGATTTCTGGAAGAACAGTGACAGGTTCAAGCGTGATTATGTTCGCATATCTTTTGATGTGACTTTCCCTGTCGCCCTAGTAAATGACATGCCTGCTATGGTGCATTTTAGTGCTCATCCATGGTATGCCTACAGAAACTTAATTTTTAAAGGTGGAACTGTCGAACGCCAACATTTTGAGTTTACGATTGACTTGTCTAGTTCTTCTGAGACCTATCAGACTAATAATGTGTTCATTCGTTTTGGCACTAATTATGGATTTCCTGCTGGTCTGCAGGTCGTCATTGAGAACGCTATGTTATCGGTTGGTAATTATTTTCCAGCCTATCAACCAGCGTACGAAGACCAAGACGAACGTGTCTCAGCGGTCGAATCCAACTTTAAACAGCGTGCTGATTCACTTGACGCTGGTGTAAGCCGTCTGACTGAAGGCCTTAGAACCAAAGTGGATATCAGCTCACTCAATGTGACTGCTGAAAATATCCGGCAATCTGTGAAGAGTCTTGAGACAGACACGCAGAACAAACTAAATCAGAAGTTGAGTCAGGCTGAATTTGAGGTGCGAGCTGGCTCTATCCGTCAGGAAATCCTGAACGCAACCAAAGATAAAGCCAGCAAGTCAGAACTCACGCAGACAGCTGAGGAGCTAGCTAGTAAGATAGCGAGTGTGCACTTAGGGCGCAGAAATCTGCTGAAAGGCACAAAAGAGCTTGCGAGATACAAGCCGGTTAGTGAATATAATGGTTTTAAAGTTATCAGAACAGTCGCAGGAGCAACTAGATATCAGGATAGCTATGTGGAAAGAACCGTTATACCAACGGCTGGGACAGAGTATATAGCTATCTTTTATGCACGAGCCAGTGAAAATGACTATCCTGTGCGCTGTCATTTTTACAATCCTAACACGGTTGTATCATCAGAAAACAGCAGCGGATATAAGTCAAGGTCGTCAGATGGCTTGTCTATTATCCGTCTCTCGACAGACTGGCAGTTGTGCTGGGTTAAATGGACCCAAACCGCAACAGATCAAGCCAAGACGGTCATCATTGGCCGCCATGGCCCTCAAGTAGGCGGTAAAGAGGGGGTATGGGTTGAAATCTGCGCCCCTGCCATTTTTGAGGGAAATCTTGCAGGTGACTGGTCACCAGCATACGAAGACCAAGACGAACGTGTCTCAGTAGTCGAATCCAACTTTAAGCAGCGTGCTGATTCACTTGACGCTGGTGTAAGCCGTCTGACTGAAGGCCTTAGAACCAAAGCCGATATCAGCTCACTCAATGTGACTGCTGAAAATATCCGGCAATCTGTGAAGAGTCTTGAGACAGACACGCAGAACAAACTAAATCAGAAGTTGAGTCAGGCTGAATTTGAGGTGCGAGCTGGCTCTATCCGTCAGGAAATCCTGAACGCAACCAAGGATAAAGCAGATAAGACTCTTGTCGTGACTGAAGCTGGGAAATTGCGAGAAGAATTTTCAAAAATGAAGGTGGGAGGCCGGAATCTATGGATAAAATCCAAGACGGTTGGAGCTGTAATTGAAAAATTACCTGAAAACCACGTCACAGGTCAAAAAGAATGCTATAGGCTAGAGAACAACTCTACTTTAACGTTCAACCTTGAACCAGATTTCAGCTCAAGGTTGTACCAAAAAGTTACTTTTAGCGCTTGGATCAAGTACGAAAATGTAGTCCAAGGTCGAAATTTTTGGAATGTATTTAATTGCTTCAAACATTATCTTTTTAGAAAAAATAGTGAGACCGGAGTACAGAGTGGTCCAGATTATGCTACGCTTGGTATGTATAAAGGTTCGGCAGATTGGAAATATATTACATTCACTTATGACTACTCTGAAAAAACAAATTTTGATCAATTGAAGACATCATTGCGATTCAATCTTGAAGGTGCTACAAGCGGTACAGCTTGGGTAACAGGAATCAAGGTTGAAATCGGTAGTGTGGCGACGGACTGGAATCCTGCGCCTGAGGACGCTGATGGTCTCATCACTGAGGCTAAGGCTACCTTTGAGCGGACAGCTCAGGGCTTGCGAACCGACTTATCAGCTATTCAGGAATATGTAAATAAAGACGGTCAGCGACAGGAAGCCCTACAGCGCTATACTCGTGAGGAGAGCGCGAGACAAGCGACAGCAGTCCGTGAGCTGGTCAATCGTGATTTCGTTGGTAAGGCTACTTATCAAGAAGATGTTAAGGGTATCAATCAGAGGATTGAAGCTGTTAAAACTAGTGCGAATAAAGACATCGCTAGTCAAATCGCTAGCTATCGTCAATCTGTAGATGGTAAGTTCACGGATATTTCAAGTCAGATAACTACTTATAAGCAAGATGTGGGCGGTCAAATCAGTGGTCTATCAAATAGACTTACAAGCAGTGAGCAAGGAACCACTACTCAGATTTCAAATCTTTCAAATCGGATAAACAGTAATAAACAAGGCACAGATAATCAGATTTCAAATTTAAAGACTCAGGTCGCTACAAACAAGGATAATGCTGAACGACAAATGGGTAGAATATCTGATCAGGTTTCTGCAAACAAAGCGAATGCTGATAGTCAATTTGCGAATGTGACCAATCAACTAGCGCGAAAAGTAGAGACTACTGACTTCCAGCGTGTTAAGGAAACCAGTAAACTTTACGAGCGGATTTTGGGCAATATTGAAAATGGAATTGCGGATAAGGTTGCTCGCATGGCTCTGACTAATCAACTGTTTCAGGTTGAGGTTGGGAAATATAGTGTAAGCGGCCCTAACCTCATTAAGAATAGTGATTTTAAAAATGCTACGAATGAATGGGGCTCAACTCAAAATTTAGGAAGATTGGTTAAGCATAGCTTTTATCACAACGGGCAGAAAGACCTTATGCGTTTAAGTAATGCAACTAAAAACGAAAACTTTTTGTATAGTCACCGTTTTAATCTTGAACGAAATACTGACTATGTACTGAATTTTAGAGGATTTAACAACAGTGCTCTCGCAAGCTATGATGTTTATATTTTGGGACGAAGAGCAGGCGAGAGCGATGGATTCACAATCGTTAAGAAAGTTGTTAGCAGCAAGAAACTATCTACCTCTAGATGCGAAGATGTCTCAGTAACTTTTAATTCCGGAGAAATGGATAATGCTTACATTCGTTTTGATAACAATGGCTCATCATCAGGAACAGCTGATTTGTATATTACAGAAGTTGACTTGTACAAAGGTTATAAACCTAGAACATGGCAACCACATCCAGAAGATGCAGTCGCAGATGCGAATAAGAAGCTTGAAGCAACGCAAACAAAAATGACTCAACTAGCTGGCTCATGGGTAGTTGAAAACATCAACTCGGCTGGAGATATCATCTCTGGAATCAATCTTGGCGCCAATGGACATAACCGCTTAGTTGGGAAATTGACCCACATCACTGGAGAGACCCTGATTGACAGAGCAGTCATCAAGTCTGCCATGGTTGATAAGCTCAAAACGGCCAATTTTGAAGCTGGTTCGGTCACGACTACGATATTAGAAGCTGAAGCGGTAACTGCTGAGAAGTTGAAAGTTGACAATGCGCTTATTAAAAAATTAACTGCAACTGATGCTTTTATTGACCAACTGATATCTAAACGTATCTTCTCTACTAAGGTTGAGTCCGTCATTTCTAGCTCAACCTTCCTAGAAGCCTATCAAGGCCGAATCGGTGGATTCACACTTGGTCAATTTGACCAGGGTGGCGGTCGCTGGATTTCAGGTGTCAATCAGTTCTCTGTTGGTATGGGGAATGGTGCCGGGTATGGAGTCCGGACAGCCTTCTGGGCGAACTGGGGAAATAATTGGAACTATGCCGGACCTAAAGCATGGAACGTCAATACTGATGGGAAAATGTACTGTAGGAATGAAGTCGGTTTTTATGATCAAGTGGATTTTTCGAATTCATCGAGAGCAAACTTCTATGGGAATACTACTTTTTCTCGTTCTCCTGTGTTTTCAAATGGTATCGAACTTGGAAGTAAAGATGTGCTTGGTGATGGTTGGAATCCCAAAGGCGGAAGGAATGCGGTTGTTTGGTGGAATCAGGTCGGTAGCGGTAGCTTGAAGTATTGGATGGAACAAAAATCAGATAGACGCTTAAAAGAGAACATCACAGATACAGCTGTGAAAGCCTTGGACAAAATCAACAGATTAAGAATGGTTGCATTTGATTTCATCGAAAATAAGAAACATGAGGAGATTGGTCTAATAGCTCAAGAGGCTGAAACCATCGTTCCAAAAATTGTCTCACGAGATCCTGAGAATCCAGATGGCTATCTGCATATCGACTATACCGCTTTAGTTCCTTACTTAATCAAGGCTATTCAAGAATTAAATCAAAAAATAGAAAAAATGGAGAAAACAATAGCATGAATAACAACATGTTGACCAATATCGCACTTAAAGCAATTTAGGAGCTTGCTCTTGAAAATAGAAAACGAACACACAGATTGGAGAACTTAGAAAATGAACACAGAACAGCTTAACCAAGCCTTACAAATGACAATTAGTGAAATGTCAACAACTTCAACAAATTCGATGATTACAAGTAATATCTTGAGTATTCAGTTGAATGAGCAAAGGGAAGAGAATCAAAGACTTCAAGCACGAGTGGATGAGCTGGAAGCTCTGCTTGATGAACAAACTAAACCAGCAGACAAAGGAGAATAGACATGGCAGAAACAAATCAAAACACAGATAACTTACTAGACCTTACAAAAATCACAGAACCATTTGAGCTTGCGAGCGCTTTGCGCTACATGAAAGAAAATGGAGAGTTCATTCGTTGCAAGAATGTAAGCGATGACTTCTATATGTATCGTGACGTTCAAAAACGTCCTGTGATCGTAAATGGCCGTCGCCAATTCAAGGATGTTGAAACCGTTTGGGCGTTCAACCAGTGGGGTGGTACAATCGCAACAATCAACGTAGCCGTTCTGTTGAATCATGAATTCTATATCATGAAATTTGATGCAGAGGGCAATCCTGACTGGACGGTTCCAACGGTAGAATCTAAAGAATAGGAGGTTGTATGCAAATTGAATTTTTCAATTTTCTAAGAAGTGTCGTACAGACTGAAGATGGTTTGGTTTTGTACGCTCTAGCACTGATTGTCTCAATGGAAATCATTGATTTTGTGACAGGGACGATTGCGGCGATTATCAATCCTGACATCGAGTACAAGAGCAAAATCGGCATTAACGGGCTCCTTCGTAAGATTTCAGGGGTTCTCTTACTGATGATCCTCATTCCGGCGTCCGTTTTGTTGCCTGAAAAGACAGGTTTTGTATTCTTGCACTCAATCTATCTCGGGTACATCGCATTTACTTTTCAATCTCTCATTGAAAATTATCGCAAATTAAAAGGAAATGTTACTCTTTTTCAGCCGATTGTAAAAGTATTTCAGCGATTACTTGAAAAAGATGATGACACGAAAAAAGGAGAATAACAAATGCAGCAAATTACTGAAATCATCATTGCTTTTGCGACAAGCTTTTTAACAGTAGCAGTAGGCGGTATTGTAAAAGCAGTAAAAGATTATCTTTTGCGTAAAGGCGGAGAGAAAGCGGTGATCATCGCTGAAATTCTAGCTAAAAATGCAGTAAATGCCGTGGAGCAGGTAGCTGCTGAAACTGGCTACAAGGGAGATGAAAAACTGGCACAGGCTCGCGCTAAAGTCCGTGCTGAGCTTACAAAATACAATATTAGCATGACTGACAAAGACTTAGACACCTTCGTAGAGTCAGCAGTGAAGCAGATGAATGACGCATGGAAAGGACGATAGGGAATGGATATCGATAGAAACAGACTACGTACAGGCTTGCCACAGGTTGGGGTGCAGCCTTATCGACAAGTACATGCTCACTCAACAGGTAACCGCAACTCAACCGTACAGAATGAAGCGGATTATCACTGGCGGAAAGACCCAGAATTAGGTTTTTTCTCGCACGTTGTCGGAAACGGTCGCATCATGCAGGTAGGACCTGTGAACAACGGAAGTTGGGATGTTGGGGGCGGTTGGAATGCTGAGACCTATGCAGCGGTTGAACTGATTGAAAGCCATTCAACTAAGGAAGAGTTTATGGCTGACTATCGCCTCTATATCGAATTGCTACGCAATCTAGCGGACGAAGCAGGCTTGCCGAAGACTCTTGATACAGACGACTTGGCAGGTATCAAGACGCATGAATACTGTACCAATAACCAACCAAACAACCACTCAGACCACGTTGACCCTTATCCATATCTTGCAAGTTGGGGCATTAGCCGTGAACAGTTTAAGCAAGACATCGAAAACGGCTTGAGCGCTGCAACAGGCTGGCAGAAAAATGGCACTGGCTACTGGTACGTACACTCAGACGGCTTTTATCCAAAAGATAAGTTTGAGAAAATCAACGGTACCTGGTATTATTTCGATGGCTCAGGCTATATGCTTTCAGACCGCTGGAAGAAGCACACAGACGGTAATTGGTACTGGTTCGACAACTCAGGCGAAATGGCCACAGGCTGGAAGAAAATCGCTGAGAAGTGGTACTATTTTGATGTAGAAGGTGCCATGAAGACAGGCTGGGTCAAGTACAAGGACACCTGGTACTACTTAGACGCTAAAGAAGGCGCCATGGTATCAAATGCCTTTATCCAGTCAGCGGACGGAACAGGCTGGTACTACCTCAAACCAGACGGTAGCATGGCAGACAAGCCAGAGTTCACAGTAGAGCCAGATGGCTTGATTACAGTTAAATAAATAGAAAGGAAACTTTCTAAATTGTTCTTTCACCGCAGGCTCAGGCTTGCGGTTTTTTTGTTTGCTCAAAAGGGGCAAAAAAGGGGCAAAAGTGTCGTAAATCTCTGTAAAATGATGTAAAAACAT